CTACCAAATCTTAACCTGCGCCTCTTTGTCGCGCGCCATCGCGTCGCCCGCCTCGCAGTTGAACGCTTCGGAAAAGCTGGAAAGGTTGGACGGCGCGCCAATGGCCCGATATTGCCCCGGCGCATGCGGATTCGTATTGAGCTGGACTTTAAGCGCTTCCGGTCGGATATTCTCGCGCCACACCAGTCCCCAGTTCATAAAGAAGCGCTGCGGTTGCGTATAGCCGTCGATCTTGTGCTTTGCAAGCGCGGGCTTTTCGTTCAATGCACTTTGCAATGCGTCATGCGCGATTCCGAGTCCGCCCAGATCGCCAATATTTTCACCCAGGGTCAATTCGCCATTCACATGCAAACCGGGCAGCGGCTCATATTGACTGAACTGTTCGACGAGCTTGGCAGTGCGCGCATTGAATTCCTGACGGTCAGCGTTGGCCCACCAGTTCACGCGATTGCCTTGGGCATCGAATTGACTGCCCTGGTCATCATAACCATGTATCATTTCATGACCGATGACCGCGCCGATGCCGCCGTAATTCAGCGCATCGTCCGCCTGCGGGTGGAAGAACGGCGGCTGCAGGATGGCGGCCGGGAAGTTGATCGTATTGTCGGTTGGGTTGTAGTAAGCATTGACGATCTGCGGCGGCATCAGCCATTCTTTCCGGTCACTCGGCTGGCCGACTCTTGACATTTCATAGGCATGGTTGAATTGCGCCGCTGCGCTCCGGTTGCCGAAATAATCCCCTGCTGTCAACTTTAACCCGGACCAGTCGCGCCATTGATCTGGATAGCCGATTTTCGGCAGGAAGGTCTTCCATTTTTCAAGCGCTTTCTTCCTGGTGGCCTCACTCATCCAGTCCAGTGTTTCGATTCGTGTTTTCAACGCCGCGCGCAGACTGTCAACGAGCGCCTGCGCCTGCTTTTTGGCATCCGCCGAGAAATGCTGCTTGACGTAGAGCTGTCCCAGCGCCATGCCGATTGCGTAATCCATCGTATAGATCAGCCGTTGCCAGCGCGGCGTGATTTCTTTCTGTCCATTGATCGTTTTGCCGAAAAAGGCGAAGTTCTCGTTCTGGAATGCGGATGAGAGATGCGGCGCGGCATCGCTGAGTGTATGAAAGCGCAGATACGCCTGCCACTGTTCAACCGGCGTATCGGTCAGCATCGCGTTGACTTCAGCAAAGAATTTGGCCGGGGCGAGCGAGAACCCGTTTTTTACATCGGCGCCTTGCGCTTTGAAGAACGCGCCCCAGTCCAGGCGCGGCGTAATGGCATTGGCTTCATCGACGCTGACAAAATGGTATCGTTTTTCCGGATCGCGCAGTTCGGCGGGTAAAAGTGAGACCTTTGCGAGGCGCGTCTCGAATGCCAATACCTGTGCGGCCTGACGCTGAGCCGCGCCGGCATCGATGCCAGCAAGCTGCAGCAGGCGGGCGATATGGGCGGTATAAGCGGCGCGGGTATCCGCGTAACGCTCTTTTGTGTAGTAATCCGGCGAGGGCAATCCCAGGCCGCCCTGGCGAACATAGGCGATTTGTGTGGCAGAGTTTTTGTGGTCCGCCATGCGGAACAGAATGAAGACATGCTCCATGCCGCGGGAGAATGTATCCGACAGATAGCGCACGATAGAGGGCGTATCGTGCAGTGCGGCAATCGCGTCCAGTTCCGGTTTGACCGGATCGAAGCCCGCGCGTTCAATCGCGGCTTCATCCATTCCCGCGGCATAAAACAGGCCGACCAGTTGTTCAGGCGAACCGGCTTTGGCGCTGCCCATGTTTTTTGCGGCGGCTTCAGCAATCGCGCGCTGATCCTGCAGGCTTTGATCACGCAGGATGTCAAAACTGCCCCAATCGGTTTTATCCGCCGGCACGGGATTTTCTGACAGCCATTTGGCGTTCACGTACTGGTTTAGATCAGCGCATGCGATGCGCCTGTCCGGATCGATCTCGCCTGGCTTCAGCCAGTTTTCCTTGAAGGAAGGCTCTGTTGGATCTGTTTGATTTGATTTTCCAGCATTAGAACATGCAGCGAGCAGAAATGCAGCGGTACATGCAGTTACGATGGCGCGACGATGAGTTTGCACTCTGTTTCTCCGTATAAAAGCATCTGTGTTGCAAGTCAAGTGGTTGGCGCTGGATTTTCCTGCCAGGGGGAGCGGCGCTGGACGAGGCTGTTCAGGATAGAGAGCAGCTTACGCAACACAGCGATCAGAGCTTTTATGGGTTTTCCAGCGGCTCGTAAGCGTTCGTAGAACGTTTTCATATCCTCGTTGCAACGAGCCGCCGATAAAGCCGCCATGTAGAGCACGCGCCGCACGCGCGCCCTTCCCCCCTGCATAAAGCGCTCGCCTTGATGCTTACCACTATCGTGATTGAAAGGCGCGCCCCCTACCAAGGCTGCCAGAGACTGATGAGCACAACGACCTAACTCCGGTAGAAAAGCTTCCAGATGCCAGGCAGTAAGATTTCCAACACCCGGCACAGAAGTTAACAAGGCATGCGTTTCCTGCATCTCTGCGGTTTTGGGTTGCTTTTCGATGGCTGTCTCAACGTTGCCTATCTCCTTGTCCAGCCAACGAATATGGGCTTTGAGCGAACGCTTGATCACCGTGTCCGTACAATGCTCCAAGTGATTTTTATCTCTTTGTAGGTCCTTAACCCGCTGTTCACGTCGCTTGATCAGCCGCCCCCAGATGAGTTGGCCCGCCCAGGCTCCGCCGTAGGCGCGCTTGGGAAAACGTAAGCCGCTTTGCGTGAAGCGCTTGACGACCGCATAGGCACTACCAGTTTTCTGAAAGAGGCGAAACACCCACTGTACAGCACCGCGAACCTCGTCATTGGGATCAAGGACAATGCGACCTTCATCGTCATAACACAGGCCAACTGGCAGGGGAAACCGCAATTCCCCCTTCTGTGCTTTGTTAAGCTTACCGCCCTGGAGGCGCCCGCGCAAAAAGTGTAGTTTGGCCTGCGCCATTGTCCCTTTCAGACCTAACAACAGCCCGTCGTTGAAGTCCCCTGGATCGTAACAGCCATCGGCATCGATAACCAACGTATGGGTGAGTGCGCATAACTCCAACAACCGATGCCAGTCCAGGTTCGAGCGCGCCAGACGCGAGACCTCCAAAGCAAACACCGCGCCCACTTGCCCCATCGAGACATCTGCCACCAGTGTCTTGAAGTCCTCGCGTCCCTTCATCCGTGCACCCGACTGACCCAGATCCCGATCCAACGTGCGGATGGCCGTCTCTGGCCAGCCCAGTGCCAACGCTTTGTCCCGCAGCGCATACTGGCGTTCGGTACTCTCCTGATGATGCCGTACCTGGGCCGGAGTCGACTGACGGATATAGATGTACGCCGGTTTGCTGTAGTGCTGTTCGGTGATCTTGGTGATCATTCATAGCCTCCTCGGTCGCTTCTAGCGCGGGGGCCGCCGTGAGCCAAGCTTCGAGCATGTTGGCGATCAGCACGCCAGCAAATTGCGCATCGACGGAGGGAGTGAGCAATGGCAACGGCTGGTGGCTCATCAGGTCCCCTTAAAACGCTTCTCGGCGACGTAACAATTCGCGGTTGATCTCGCAGATCGCTTCGATGATCTCGCGAACCCGATGATAGTTTGCCAGGCGCTTGGTAACGTCGACGTAATGGGCTTGTGGCACGTAGTCCATTTGCGGTCGACGGCCGGAAAAACTCACCGATAGGTAGTACTTGGGACCGTGACCGGGAGTATGGGCGCACTTGCAGCCAGGTTTGCCACAACGCTTGTAGCGCTCGACCAGTGAACCCCGCAAAAGGGTCTCCAACACTGGCATTTGCCGTACCAACTGGGTGCGGCGTCTGCGCAAAGTGGACGATGGAGTATCCTGCATTATCAGACCAGTTAAATGTATGGTCTGATAATAGATCGACAATGTTCACTGATCAAGCCCTTTCCTAAATGACTCCTTGGAGGGGAACGTGGTGAGGCGCTCGACCAAAGCGATCAGCTCCAGCAGCATGTCAAGATCAAAGTAACATGCCGAGGCTTCACGATTGCCTTCGGCAGGCAGCGCGCCCCAGTCAGTCCATTCACGGTTAAGGCTGAAGCTGCCACGCTCCGAGTGCGCTAGGATCAGCGTGTCGATACCTGAAACTCGTCGCGTCTTCAGGACTGGAAATCGTTGACCTTTGAGCGGATGAAATGGATGACAGATCTCCACCCAACCCAAAGGCTCGTTGGATGTATGTGCAGTTCGCACTGACTATCGCGATTCGTAGCGGCCTCGTTCCTCCCTTTGGTTTAGGTATTTCTACCCCCCTGACGGGGGAGAACTGGTAGTTTTGCTCGCGTAGTTGCTTCTGCAATGCCCCGATCACTTCTGCCTCTCCTTGGGCGATAACCTCTTCTACGGCCTTTCCATCCATTCCAGGCGCGCCCTTGTTGGCTTTGACTTGTCGCCAAGCCTCCCAGAGCACATCGGTTCGATAGACTTTATCGTACAGACTGTAGAATCTGACCTCCTTTTCCTGCTTGGATTTACGATATAGAGCTCTCTGGAGCTGTCGGACTTTTAGGGCTCCGTTCCTAGCGGTTAAGCAATCGGACATTCTCCACTCCTTCAAGACTCATTCACTGAAGCAGGGCCCCTTCCCTCTCGTCTGGTTTCCCGGACAATACAAGCGGTACCATGCGCCCCGCGGAATTCTGACAGGGCCTGCATTGACTTCGGTTTCGCCTTATACAATGCCGTTTCCAGCGGCCAACTGGAACTCTATCAGACCTCCCGGCCTACGACGTGAAACAGTCACAGCGTGCAACCTCGAACACCCCGGCACCTGTAAGATGGGACAACTGCCTATTTGTATTCCATCCTCTGTCAGCCTTCCCGTGGTCTAAATACGGTCGGCAAGTGCATTTCTGGGTTCACGAGGCTTATACGGGTTCACTTTCGTTGTGGCCCGCTGTTTTGCATTTATCGTTCAAGCTCACTTGAGCCTGCAAATCGCTTCACAAACCCGACCTCCTGCTAGACGCCCGAATAGGCAATTGGCGTCAGGGGACTTTCACCTCATTTGTTCCACACCTGTACCGGCGTGCCTAGACCGACGCCTGCAGGGCCGCATCGGGCGTTCCGCCGTGATGGCCGGCGCACGGGTGATTGCCCGCGAGGCCCAAGCCCGCGCGCCCGTGCTGGCCGCGCCCACGCCGCAGCGCAAGCCCGGCACCCTTAAGAAAAACATCCGCGCCAAGGCGGTGCGTTCCAATCAGACGGGCCGTTGGGAAGCAGTCGTTGGCGTGCGCACCCTCGGTGCTAAAAAGATCGTGGACTTCAAGGCGCAGACGGGAAAGTCTGGTCAGGCCAATCCCGACGATCCGTTTTACTGGCGCTTCGTTGAATTCGGGACGGTCAAGATGGCAGCGCGCCCCTTTCTGCGGCCTGCCTTCGAGACCAAGAAACAGCAAGCGGCGGATACCATCAAAGCGCAACTTAGAAAGCGGATCGAACAGGCCGCAAGCCAAGCGCGGCGAGGATGAGTCTTGAAACGCGCCTCTTCGATGCGCTCAGCCGGCCGCTGCTATCCGGTTGTTTTGCCCGCCTCGCTGACTATCTGGCCCGCGATCTGCTACACCTTTGCGGCTATCGTTCCGGAAAACACCGTCTGCGGTGCATCCGACCAGGATGTCTACCGGCTGCAGCTCGATCTCTACGGCCCGACTACGACGGCCTGGCGGACTTGCGGCTGGCGGTCTTCGCGGCCATCGAGGCTGCCTTTGAATCCGCTGAACGGCAGATGGACATACCCGAATTCGAACCGGACGCAAGGCTACATCGGCGGATTATTGCTTATCTGATTTTCTTTTAGGAAACACCTGTATGTCCCAAGGCGCAACCACCCCCTTCAAAGGCTCAGCCTTTTTCATCGAATCCGGCTCAGGGGAAGCCAAGAGAAGTACCGATATCCGCCAGACGAACCCCGCTGTCGTTACCATAGCCAGCCACGGCTACCGCACCGGCGAGGTGGTCACGATCACCGGCATGGCGCAAGCGGGCATGATGGAACTGATCGACGGCGGCTATCCGGTTCAGGCGCTCAGCGACGATACCTTCGCGCTGATTGGCATCGATGCGAGCGCCTATCACGCCTACACGAAAGGCGCGACTGCTGCGGCCAAACAGTGGCTGAACGTCTGCGAGCTGAAAACCATCAACAAGCAGGGCGGCAGCATCGACCAGATCGATGTCACCACGATCTGCTCGGCAAAAAAGGAATACGAGCCGGGCCTCGCTGACGAGGGCACCCTGCAACTCGATTTCAACTACGCGCCCGCCGCCGCCGCGCAACGGCAACTGGCCGACTACGAACGTCACAGCGCGACCTTCTGGATGAAGCTTACCTTGCCGCGCCGCCAGGGGCTGCTGTTGTTCAACGGCTCGCTGCAACAGGGCAGCAGCTTTCAGGGCGGCGTCGGCCAAGTCTATACCAGCAACGTGACGATCAAACTGTCGGGCGAAGTCGTCCATATCCTGCCTACAACCACATGAGGTGAAAAGATGCCTGTCAAACTTTTAAGAGCCGCGTTTCAGCAAGCCGCCGCACCCCGCTACACGCCCGTCGAATTGCCGGGCATTGGCCGGGTATTCGTGAAAGAATTAACCGTGGGCGAGGTCAACCTGTACCGAGACGAAGACGAAGCCGGCGTCAATCTGGGCCGCAGTCTCGCGCGTATCCTCTACGCGAATGAGGACGGCGAGCGCCTGTTCGATCCGGACAACCCCGATGACGTGGCCCTGCTCAACCGGCTGCCCGCCCGCGTATTGCGCTGCCTGAATCAAGCCACTGAGGGAGAAGCGGGAAAAAACTGAGGGCGCGGCGGCGGTTTCAGATCGAACTGTCGCTCGCGCTGGGTAAAACCCTTGAAGAGATCGAGGCGATGCCGGAGCAGCACTTCCACGAATATGCAGCCTATTACCGCGCGCAGCCCTTTGGTCACTGGCGGGAGGACTTCCGCTTTGCCTATCTGTTGGCAGCTATCGCAGGTATGCTGGGCGGCCAGGGCCAGACGCCCGCAGACTTTATGCCGTTTTATCCGCCTGCCGATCCGCACGTGCCGCAACATGCGCTGCAACAAGCGATTGAAGCGGTCTTTCCGGACGCCGTCGTCGTGCAGGCGCACGATTGAAGCACATAACCGATAAAGGAGTCTTGCAATGGCCGGCGACCTCGGACGGCTCAACATTCTGCTCGGATTGAATGCGGCGGAATTTACCGAAGGGCTGTCCAAATCCGAATACGAAACGAAACGCTTTACCGACCGCTTCGCCCGTCAAGTCGGACGCATCGCGGGCGTGTGGGCCGGGATCAGTTCCGAACTCACTCATAAGCTGCTGGAGTGGCCGAAGCAGGCGGTCGAGAGCCTGGAACGGACGATCACCGAGATCGGCCAGATTGGCCTGGATGCCTCGCGGGCGGGTGTATCCATCCGCGCCTTTCAGGAACTCGCTTACGCCGGGCAGCAGGCCCACGTCAGTGTCACCACGCTCGGCAGCGGCTTACGTTGGTTGGCCAGTCGACTGCAACAGGCCGCCTCCGGCGCGCGCAACCAGGCGCGGCTGTTTCAGGCGATGGGGATCGCAGTCCAGGACGCGCAGGGCCGGTTGCGTTCCACCCGCGAGGTGATGCTTCAGGTGGCGGACGTCTTTGCCCGGCTGCCCGATGGACCCACGAAGTCGGCGCTGGCCTTTCGTCTGTTCCGAACCGCAGGCGTCGAGCTGATCCCGATGCTCAATGAAGGCGGCGCAGCCTTACGCGAGGCGGGCCGCGAGGCGCAGCGCTTTGGTCTTTTAGTCGGCCAGGAGGCGGTGGAGGCGGCCCAGCGCTTTCACCACGATCTGACGAAGCTCAAAGCGCAGTCCCGCGCGCTGAGCCAGCAACTGGCTGTGGACGTGTTGCCAACGCTGACGAAGTGGCTCAGACAGATGCTGGCCCTGGTCGATGCCTTCCATGCCGCAAGGCAGGCTATTAGGAGTTTTTGGGGCGCGTTGTCCGTGATGGCGCTGCACGACCCGAACAAGGATATACAACAGGACATTCAAGAGACCACCCGGCGGCTGGCCGAACTGAAAAAACAGAAACGAGAATTGGAGTCGCTCACCGGATTCAAACGCTGGTGGGAAAGCGGCGATATCGCTATTTTGAATCAGCAGATCGCGGGCAATGAGAAAGCGCTGAAGTATCTGCACCTGCTGGCGGAGCGCCAACAGGCGCTCAATGCCTTGACGGCGCACCCGGCCCCGAAGTTACCGCAAGACTTAGGGCTTCAAAACCGATTAGGCGGCGCACTGTTTCCCCGCGCGGAAAGCAGCCGGATCGAGAACGCCATCCAAAGTCTGAAGCGGTATATTCAACGCCTGAAAGCGGAAGCGGCGGGTCTGAAAGAAAGCGCCCTTGCCCGTGAAGCGGCGGTCCGGCTGCTCGATCTGGAGACGGCAGGCTTGAACAAAAACAGCCGTCAGTATCAGAACCTTCGCCAGCAACTGGAAGCCGCGCTGCAACTCAAAGCGCGCGCGGAATTTGACAATCGCCTTAAAGATTGGCGGGAGAGCAATACCCAGGCCTTGGACCAGCTGCGCTTTGAAATTGATCTGATCGGCAAAAGCCGCGCGGCCATCGCGCAACTGACCGCTGCACGCCAGATTGACCTTCAGGTGCGGCAATTGCTCGCGGAGGCGCAGAAAACGGGACTGGTGCTTGACCAACAGGAAGTCGAACAGCTTGCCTCGCAGGCCGACGCCTTCAAGGCTCAGGTGCGGATGCTGGAAGCCGTGAAAGCCGACCGTCAGGCGATCATCGATCTGTTCAGTGGTATTGAGCGCGCCGCACACGATGCGTTTATGAATCTGTTCGACTCCGGCAGAAGCGTGTTTCAGCGGCTCGGCGACATGCTCAAAGCCTCGGTGCTGGAGCTGCTCTATCAACTGACCTGGAAGCGCTGGATCATTCAACTACAGACGGAATTTCTGGGTGAAGGCGGGTCGGGGTTCCTGAGCGCCATCGGGCATTTCATCAAAGGCGTGTTCGGCAGTGCGGGGGCCGTCTCTTCTACCGCCCTCTCCAGCCAGGCCGCTGGAAAGCTCGATGTGGCTCCGAGCGGCAACCGTGCACTGCCTCACTTTGCTGTCGGCGGGCGGCCTGTGCCGGGTATCCCCGCGCTGGTCGGGGAACACGGGCCGGAGCTCTTTGTACCGGATGTGGCGGGTCGGGTGGTTCCGAATGCCGTCTTACCCAGGCTGGCGGGACCCGCCAACGTCACTGTCACCGTCAACACGCAAACAGGCGTTTCTCAAATACGCGATCAGACCTCAGATGTTCCCCTCTCCCAGTTGGCGCAACGCATCGGGGGTGTGGTGCGGCAAGTGATTGTCGAAGAACAACGGCCCGGCGGGTTGCTCGCCTGATGGAAACCTTTGCCGTCTGTCCGCAAAGCGCCTCGTTGACGGAAAAGCCCCGGCTGCTGATTGCCCGCTACAGCGATGGATATGAGCAGCGTGCGCCCGATGGACTGCACCCGATTCAGCAGGTCTGGCAGCTGAGCTTTCTGTTCAAGGGCGAAGCGCCGTATCAGGCGCTGGTTGCGTTTCTCAGGGCACATCAGGGCAGTCGTCCGTTTCGGTGGCAGCCACCGGGTGAGACAGAAAGCCAGTTATTCCGCTGCTCGGAATGGACGCCGCAGGTCGAGCCGGGCCGGGTGTGGCGCATCCAATGCACCTTTGAGCAGGTGTTCGACAGCGTATGACGATCCAAACAGAAGTCCAGAAACTCAGTCCCTCCGCGCTGGTGGAACTGTTTGAGTTGGATTTACGTCTATGGGGCGGAGAAATTTTGCGTTTCCATGCAGGCGTCAACGCCCTGGGCCGCGATGTGGTCTGGCAGGGTCAGCCCTATGTCCGGCTGCCGATTGAAGCCGAAGGCTTTGAGCGGCGTGGTCAAGGCGCGCTGCCGCGTCCACGGATCAGGGTCGCCAATATCGGCGGTCTGCTCGGGGCCGAAGCGCGGGCCTTTGAGGATTTTGTCGGCTGCCGATTGATACGCAAACGCACTTTTGCGCGCTTTCTGGATGCGGTCAATTTCCCAGAAGGCAACCCAGAGGCCGATCCGAACCAGCACTTTTCCGATGAAATCTGGTGTGTCGACCGGAAGGCGGCAGAGAATGCCGTTTATTTGGAGTTTGAGCTGGCCGCCTCCATCGATTTGCCGGGCGTGCGGCTCCCAGGCCGGCAGGTCATTCAGGCGACCTGCACTTGGGTTTACCGCTCAGCCGAGTGCGGCTACACAGGGAACGCATATTTTGATGAGAACGACCGGCCCACCGCTGATCCGCACCAAGATCGGTGCGGCAAGCGTCTGTCCAGCTGCAAATGCCGCTTTGGGGAGTATGGCGTGCTTAACTTTGGGGGCTTTCCAGGGGCGGGGTTGACGCGGTAAGGCTTAGGCTGAGCGCTGATCTGTTTCCGCTGCCTTCTCGGCCAGCCAGGTTTTGATCAGCGACTGGTACGGCACGTCCATCCGGTTCGCGCGCACTTTGATCGCACTCAGCAATGACACCGGCAACCGCAGCGAGATCGCTTGCGTGGATGGCTTGAGATTCGGAAAGACCGCGCGTTTCGCTTTCGACCAGTCGAGATACGCGGTGCTGTCATTGTCCGGCGTTTCCCAAAAGGCGCGTTCTTCCGCTTCCGATGCGAACTTTGGGATGGGTTTAAGAGGCTTGTTCATAAAGTTTCCGCTCTTTGTGGCTCATGGCGCGCGCTGAAATCACGCGGATAAGCGTGTTATGGGCGCGTAGTGTAAACGTGATATGCAAACACCGCCCGGCGTCGGTCACGCCCAAGGCATGCCAGCGGGATTCTGTCTGACTGTGCGCTGCATCTTCCACGACCAGCAAGGGCTGATTGAAAAACACCTGCTCCGCCTCGATCTGGCTGACATCATGCTTTTCGGCGCTTTTGCGGGCATTCCCGGCATTCCAGTCAAAACCCGCAACGGCAGAAAAATCCATCAGTCGTATATTACTAAAATATACAGTATATGCAAGCTTCCGTCCTCGAAGCGCTGCGCACCCACGCGGCCGCCGACTATCCGCGTGAATCGTGCGGCCTCATCCTCAAAGCGAACGGTCAGGAACACTATGTGCCATGCCGCAACCTGGCGGCCAGCGACGCGCATTTCATCTTGCATCCGGAAGACTATGCGGCAGCGGAAGAGGCGGGCGAGGTGGTCTGCATCGTGCACTCTCACCCGAATCTGCCGCCGCTGCCGAGCGAAGCCGACCGCGTGATGTGTGAACAGACAGGTCTGCCGTGGCTGATTGTGAATTGGCCGACCGGCGCGTTGCGCACCTTTCAACCCAGCGGTTACCAAGCGCCGCTGATTGGCCGGCCGTTCTCTCACGGCATCCTCGATTGCTACACGCTGATTCGGGACTATTATCAACGAGCACTGCGCCTTGATCTGCCGGACTTTGAACGCGCGCCCGAATGGTGGACCCAGGGCGGCAACCTGTATCTCGATCATTTTGATGAGGCAGGCTTTATCGAAGTCCCGCTGCCCGCTTTACAACAGCATGATGTCTTGCTGATGCAAAACGCTGCCCCTGTCCCGAACCACAGCGCTATTTATCTAGGCGGCGGCCGTATCCTCCAGCATTGCCAAGGACATTTGTCAGCGGAATCGATCTACGGCGGCTATTGGCGAAAATGCACGACCCATTGCTTGCGGCATCGGAACCTGCTGAATGCGTGATATCCGGCTCTACGGTCATTTAGGTCGCCGCTTCGGCCATCGCTTCCGCCTTGAGGTAGCAAGCCCGCTGGAGGCGGTGCGGGCGCTTTCCGTGCAACTGCCCGGCTTCAGAGATTATTTACTGACCCACAGTGCACCGGGCTATCGGTTTTTTGTAGGCCAGCGCAATGTCGGTCAGGAAGAACTGCATACGCACTCCGCAGGCAGCGTCATCAAAATCGTGCCGGTGATTGCGGGCGCAGGCCGTGGGTTTCTGAACGTGGTGCTGGGCGCGGTCTTAATCGGGCTTGCCTTCTGGAATCCGCTGGCGATGCCCGCCTGGCTGATTGGCGGGATGAAGGCGGTCGGCACCTCGCTGGCCTTGTCCGGCGTCTCGCAACTGCTGTTTCGCCCGCCGCCGTTGGATGTCAAAGACCGGCCCGAAAACCAGCCCTCCTACGCCTTTGACGGGCCGGTCAACACCCTCGCGCAAGGTCACTGCGTGCCGGTGCTGTACGGCGAGCTGCGGGTCGGCTCACAGGTGATTGGCGCTTCGCTGTCGACCGGGGAGATCGCCATTTGACGGAGACCACGCACCAGATTCAAGGCGCGGGCGGCAAAGGCAGTGGAGGCGGCGGCAATACCCATGTGCCGACCGAAAGCCGCGATACGCTGCGCTCCAAGCAGATCGCGCATGTGATCGATCTGGTTTCCGAAGGCGAGATCGAGGGCTTTAGCGGAGATGCGCTGCAACGCATCTATCTGGATGACACGCCGATCCGGAATCCGGATGGCTCGCTGAACTTATCGGACATCACACTCCAGTATCGCAGCGGGACGCCCCTGCAGGAGCCGGTCTCCGGCTACGGCTTCGATACCGCCTATGAAGCGCCAGTCGCGGTGGAACTCAAATACGACAAGCCTGTAGTCCGCACGCTCGGCAATGAGAATACCACCGCATTGCGCGTGACACTGTCGGTTCCGCAGCTGACCTATCAGAATCCTGAAACGGGCGATCTGTCGGGCAGCTCAGTTGAATTTCGCATCGAGACGCAAAGCGCCGGCGGCGGGTTTGTCACGCGCGTGCAGGACACCATCGCAGGCAAAACCACCAGCCGCTATCAGCGCGCCTACACGATGCCGCTGACCGGACCCGCCCCGTGGGCGGTGCGCGTGACCCGTTTAACACCTGATTCGACGCAGGCGAATCTGCGCAATCCGCTATTCTGGGAGTCCTACACCGGCATTATCGGCGCTCAGTTGCGCTATCCCAACTCGGCGCTGATCGCGATTTCGACGGATGCCGAGCAGTTTCGCAGCATCCCGACCCGCGCCTATCAGCTCAGGGGGCTGCGGATCAAAGTGCCGAGCAACTATGACCCCGCCGCGCGGTCTTACACGGGCCTATGGGACGGCCGTTTTAAAATTGCCTGGAGCGACAATCCGGCCTGGTGTTTTTATGATCTGGTGACCAACGACCGCTACGGGCTGGGGCGCTTTATCGACGAGGCGCTGGTTGACAAATGGACGCTGTACGCCGTCGGCCAGTACTGCGATGAGCGCGTGCCGGACGGCTTCGGCGGCTGGGGGCCGCGCTTTAGCTGCAATCTCTATTTGCAGCGAGCCGAGCAAGCCTGGTCTGTCCTGCAGCATTTCGCGTCGATGTTCCGCGCGGTGCTGATCTGGTCCACGGGCGTGGTTTCCGTTGCACAGGACCGGCCCAGCGATGCGCTTGCACTCTTTACCCGCGCGAATGTGATTGATGGCCTGTTCCAATACGAAGGCGCGAGCCTGAAATCCCGCCATACGGTGGCCTTGGTCGCGTGGAATGATCCGGCCGATGCCTATCGCCAGAAAATCGAATATGTCGCCGACGAAGCGGCGATCCGTCAGTATGGCGTTGTGCAAACGGAACTCGTCGCCTTCGGCTGCACCAGCCGTGGTCAGGCGCATCGGGCGGGACTGTGGCTGCTCTATGCCGAGCAGCACGAAACCGAAACCGTCACTTTTCGCACCGGATTAGAGGGATTTTCGCTCTATCCCGGCGCAGTCTTTAAAACCACTGACCCGAATCGCGCCGGTCGTCGGATGGGGGGACGCATTCGAGCAGCGACGGCCACGGAAGTAACGCTGGATGATGCGGTCGAGCTGGACGCCGGGCAAGCCTATACGCTCAACCTGATTTTGCCGGACGGCAGGATTCATTCGGCAGCCCTCGCCATGCCGCCTGGCCCCAGCGCTGTGCTCACGCTCGCGGAACCCTTGCCGCAAGTCCCGCTACCGGATGCAATCTGGACCTTGTCGGCAGATGATCTGATTCCAGAAAGCTGGCGGCTGGTTGCCGCCGTCGAAGTCGAAAAGGGCCTCGTCGAAGTGACGGGGCTGGCGTACCGGCCCGACAAATACGATGCCGTCGAAAAAGGTTTGACGCTGATGCCACTGCCGACCTCAACGCTGCATCGCGCGCCCGATCCCGTCACTGATCTGCACGTGACCGAATCGCTGTACCGGATGGCCGGCAGCACCTTTGGGGTGCGGGCGACCGTCTCCTGGCACGGGCAGGCGGCGCGCTATCGGGTGAAGTGGCGCAAGACGCAGGGCGCGTGGGAGGCGCGCGAGTCCGTCTCGGCTTCGGTCGATATCGACCATCTGGAAGAGGCTGAGTACGCGTTTTCCGTCACTGCGTTCAACGTTCTGGGCCGCGCGTCCCTGCCGGTGACGGTGATCCGAACCCTGCTGGGCCGCAGACGCCCGCCGCAGGCCGTTACGGGTTTCGCCTATGTCATCGAACCCTACGGCGTGAAACTGACCTGGGACAAATCGCCTGAGATCGATGTCGCGCTCTACGAAGTGCGCGAGGGCGGCGCACAGTGGGAAGACGCAAAGCCGGTCGGGTCGATTCAGGGCACCGTGTTGAAACTGCCGGCGCTCGCGGCAGGGGAACATCTCTTTCGCATCAAGGCGGTCAATGCGGTGGGGCTGATGTCGGGGGAAGACGCAATATTGGTGTTCACCATTACCCCGCCAAAAGTGGCCGAACTGCAGGCCGCCCTCGTCGGTGAAAACATCGTGCTGACCTGGACGCCTGCAGAGGGGCCTTTTGCGATCCGGCATTATGCGCTGCGCTATGGGGGTGACTGGGCGAATGGCACTGCCATCGCTGCGCCGCTTTCCACCCAATTTCAGGAGAAAGTGACTTTTGGCGGCGCGCGCACCTATTGGGTCGCGCCAGTCGATGTGGCCGGCAATGAGGGCGCGCCTGCGAGTGTGACGGTCGTGGTTCAACCGCCTTCAGCGGTGACGATCCGCGCCGAGGTGATCGACAACAATATCCTGCTGCGCTGGTCGAAGGCCGAGGCGAGCTTGCCGATTGAGCACTATGAGATACGGGTCGGCGCGAGCTGGGCCGTCTCCGAGCCCGTAGGAACCGCAGGCAACGGCCGGTTCACCACCTTCTTTGTGCAGGCGGCGGGCACCTATACCTATTGGATTGCCGGGATCGATAGCGCGGGGAATCTGGGCGAACCGGCCAGCGTCAACGCGACGATGAGTCAGCCGCCCGACTATGTGCTGCGCTATGACACTCACAGCGATTTTGCGGACGCAACGCTCAGTCACATTTATCTGGAGGACCAGCAGCTCTACGCCCCGATTTCTGAGGAAAGCTGGCAGCAGCATTTTGAAAGCCGAGGCTGGTCCAGTCCGCAAGATCAAATCGACGCCGGTTTCCCGCGTTACTTTGAACCGGCCGCGCAAACGGCAAGCTATGAAGAAGTCCTCGACTATGGCGCAGTGCAGCCCGCCACTACGGTAAGCGCGACGCTGTCGTCCCATGCGCTGTTCGGCCAGGTTCCGGTGACGCCTACTATTTCGGTGCGCGCCACAGAAGACGATCCCTGGCGGGACGCTCCCGGCCAGGCGCAGACCTTCGCCGCCGAGTTCCGGTACGTCAAGATTCATTACGATTTCGCGGCGAGCGATGCACACAGCCTGATCCAGATCAGCGATCTGAATCTCAAGCTCGCGGTCAAGCACAAGGTCGATTCGGGCAAGGGCCAGGCGCACGCCGATGAGCCGCACGGCGCGTGGGTGGCGTTCAATCTCACCTTCATCGATGTCCAGGGCGCGCCGAATGTGCAGCCGATGCTCAGAGCACCGACTTATGCGGTGGTCGATTTCAAGGATGAACCCTATCCGAAAGGGTTCTACGTGTTGCTCTACGACATTCGGGGCCGTCGAATCAGCGGCCCTTTTTCATGGATGGCCAGAGGGGTATAA